CCGACCATTTTCTGCACGTCGAGCAGTTGCGAACCGCCAAACCGGATCTTCTCCGGCACTTCTGCGTCCGTAAAGACGAAGGCCCCGTTCGGCGTGTCCAGCGTGAGGGTCGCGAACGTGTTCATCAGTACATCCCCATGCTCGGGGTGAATGGCGTTGAATCAGGATTGAAGCCGGTCGGCCCGGTGGTTTTCGGCGGGATCAGCTTTGTCGTCACGTGCGCCGCTAGGTCGTGGCTATCGACCTGTACCTGCACGTGCACTTGAGGGTGCGCATTCGACGGATGACCGGCTGTTACGCCATGTGCCGCGCTCGGATCTATCCCTCTCGGGGTTGAACCGGGCGGAGGCGGTGCCGTTGGCATCAGGTTGTTCAGCGCATACTTCAGTCCTGATGCAAGCGCATATGCAATACCGCCAGCGATGACTGCGCCCACTGCAATCATGCCGCCGGCTGCCGCAAGCGTTGTTGCACCGATTTCTGCTGCTGTCGCGCCAAGTACTGCGCGCCCAATAAGGGTGCCAACGCTTGTTGCGATGTATTTCGAAAGGCCGACTACGCCTTTATTAACCATGCCGGCAGCGCCTTTCGCGCCAGCCCATGCCGACATGCCTGCTACCGCCCCGGCGAACAACATACCCGCGTCCAACGCGGTGCCTCCGGCCGGGTGACCCTTCGTGAAGCCCGCTGTCCAACCAAGTGCCGCATTGGCACCACCCAGCACCGCATTGACCGGCCCCATCAGCGTCGCAGTGCCATTCATTAGCGTAATATTCGCCAGCGCGATGGTCTGATCGGCCTTGGCAACAGTGCTCCACTGGGAAATCATTTTCCCCAGCTCCGTCGGGGCCATGGAGGTGTTCTTCAAGTCGGACAGAGCGCCCAGGTTTGAGAGCGTCGAATCCTCACTGAAAAACGATGCACCGCGCGCGCCTTGCACGCCGAATGCCATTCTGAGCAGGGCATTGAACTGCAACGGCTCCATCTTTTGGCGGTCTTCGGCGAGAATTGCGACCTCTTTCATCAGGTCCATGCTGCCGTTTTTGTAAAACTGGGACTCGTTGCCTTTGTACAGCCCCAGGTCGTGCAACGCCTCGTTCTGCTTCTTGTTCGAGAACAGACCACTTCCGAGGGTATTCGGCAATGCGTTCGCGGCCATGGCATTCAGCCAAGTGCCCGATTTCGTGTTCATAATGCCGCCCTGCATCATCGTGGCGACGAGCAACATGACGTCGCTCGAGTTCGCGCCAGCGGCATGCAGTGACGGCAGCGCGTAGCTCGCGGCACGCGAGATCTGGCTCAGCGATGCGTGCGAAGTGAGCGATGCCTGCATCATCGATTCAAACAATGCACCGGCCTGCTTCGGGTCGTACGCGCCTGCCATGTGCGCCAGTCCGATGAAGGCGTTCGCGGCCTCGGGAAGCGGCACACCCTTGAGCTTCGCCTCGCCGGCCATGTAGGGCATTGCGGCGTCCATCAATTCCACCTGCTTGGCGGCAGGCAACGTCCGCATCAAGCGCGAACCTTCCAACATCGCATCGGCGAACGGCTCGATCTTGCCGCCTGTCGCGAAAGCGTACTGTGCCGCATAGGCCAATTCACGCTGGCGCAGCGCCTCGGATACAATCCCCCATTGATCTGCTGGTACTTGCGACGTCGCCGCCGCTTTAACGTTGGTGTCTCCAAGGCGTGCGTTTTCATACACGCCGTACAGCAGCCCAGCGGCTGCAACACCAGCGCTGGTAGCGACGCGGCCGCCGGACGGGCCGCCGGATTCACCACCGGAACCGCCTCCATCCGGGCGACCGCCACCACCTGGCGGGCGTATGCCGCTAGATTCAGCGCGAGCCGCCGCCATGTTGCGGGCAAGATCGCCGCTGCTGGCTGCCATCGTGTCGAGCACGTAGCTGGCGCGAGTGAGACTTCCAGCGCTATCGCCCAAGGCAGTCGCTGCGGCTGCGGCCTTCTCGAAGTTACGCGCCATGCCGGCGCCGGCCGTAGAAGCCTTGCGCGCATTCTCGGCGAACTCGATCATCGCGGAGTTCGCCTTGTTCGCCCACTCGACGATGATCATCAGCCGGTTGCTGACGTTGTCCTCAAGGTTGGCGCTGACGCCGATGGCAAAAGCGTTGATCATTTTTTACCTGCGATAGTGTCTTCGACGGCCTGCCCAACCAGATTCGCGACTACTTCAGCGTTGCGATACATTGCTGTTCCGAGTACTGGGCGCGGCGGAATGCCTTCGGGTGTGCCAACCTCCTGATACACCATAATTTCACTCTCACTGCCGACCACGAATGCCTTCGGCTCAGTTTCGTGCTTGATGCTTTCGCGCAAATCGCCCGTGACGAGCAGCGGGGTATTCTCGCCAGCGTCGTCAGCGGCTTCACCGTTGACAATCGCCATGTTGTGCTGCCATTTTGTCGCGTCCTTCAGTTCTTCCCACGGGGTCATTGGCCCCATGTCTTCGCGCTGGTAATGGCCGAACTCGGCCTTCGCTGCAGCCTCCACCACTAGGGCACCCGCTTCCATCGCTGTCGCATATGCGGCCTCTAGTTCTGCTGCCGCACGCTCTATCGCCCGAGCGAAGGCGCCGAATGACTTGTATTCCTTCATTTCGGGGCGATCCACTCCATACGCGACCAAGAGAACTTGCGGCCTTCGATTTCGCCTGACGCCACGCAAAACCCGAGCAATTCAGTGCGCGAGAACCGATTCACGACATCCCACGGGACGCCGGCTTTCGTCAGCATCAATACCTGGCGCACACCAGCGTCCCGGCTTATTTTTTTGCTGCTTGGACGTCTTCCTTGCCGTCGAACAGCTTCACGCCGTTGGTGAGCGCGGCCAGGCCCTTGTGCCCCAGTCGACCGATCAGCGCCTTAACCTGCAACAGCGACGTCGGCAGGAAAATCGGCTCAGCATCGATCCCGCTCAAATAGATCAACGGCAGGCACATCTGAACGAAACGGGTGTTCTCGGAGGCTTCGTTGCCGATGGCCAGCACGATTTCGTACTGCGCAAGCGGGCCGGGATAGGTCAGGGTCAACTTGCGGCCGTCTGCCACATCGACCACCACCGTGTCACCATTCAACACAGGGGCGGCTGCGGCGCCGCTGGTTTCAGTCACTTGAAGTTCGGTCATTTACAGGGGTCCAATGCGAGTGCTGGCGGCGAACGAAACCTTTTGAATCACGTTCTTTTCGGCTTCGATATCGCCGGCATCTTCGAAAAACAGCACGACGCCCTGCAATTGCCACGAGGTCGGGGGCCCATTGACCTCATTGATCGTTTCCGAGATGAAGCCGGCCGGCTGATTCACGCCCGCGTAGTAAGCGGCTTCGAACTGCGAGAAGTACGTGTCGAGGGTGGCATCGGCGCGCGAAATCTCGAACGAGCCTTCCCAGCCGCCCTCTTGAAACGTGAGGATGATGGGCAGGCTTCCGATCGGCTTGACCGTGATCGAGCTCTTGATCTTTTTCTTCGAAAACTTCGTCAGCGTGGGGAGCGTGAGCAGACCGGTCGGCGTCAAGACGTCGAAGCGATAATCACTCCCAATTGAGAGACCGTTTAACGGCATGGCGTGCTCCAGAATGCAAAAAGCCGCCCGGAGGCGGCCTGCATGGGTTGGGAATGATTACTGCGGGGTGACGGTGACCGACTGGCCGCCTTCGATGTTGACGAGGAACATCCGAACAATGCTCAGGTACGTGACCATGACGGTCGCGACCATGTAGCCCAACGCTACCTGACTCATCGGGTTGTTCGCCGCATTGAGCTGCACCGACCAGCCGGGTTGCGTCGGCGCATTCACATTGCCGATCATGTTGTTCGCCTGCAGATTCGCAAAGAACGCATCCATCGCGCCCTTCACATTGCGCCGCAGGTTGATCGTCTGCACCTTGCCCGGTACATAGCCGAACGCGCTCGCGATCGTGAACGCGATGTAGTTGGTCATGCGCGTGTAATTGTCGCCGTTCGTCGCGCTGTTGCTGCTGGCGTTCTGACCAGTGCGGCATGCAAAGATGGATCCAGCCGGGGCGCCGAGCGTCAGTACCTCAAGCCGTGAGGTGGCGCACTGTGCGATTTGCGCATCGCTGTACGGCAAGTTCTGCATACTGCTCTGCGTCGCCAGCACACCCGCGATCGGGGCATTGAGAATCGATTGCTCCGGGCTGGTTGCGGCTTGCAAGGCAGAGGTGAAGGTCGCGGGCGACACCAGGCGCTGCACGCCGTTGACGGTGTCGTTGTAATACGACCAGTCGCCCACGAGACATGCGAATCCGTAACCATCGACACCGGAATTGGCGAGGTTGGTCGCACTGGTGGTGATGCTGGTACCCACCGGGTTAGCGCCGTGGAAATAGATGCCCTCCTGCAAGCCAAGAGCGAGTTGCGCGCTCCAGGTAGCCGGCGTCTGGCAGTCGATCAGGTTGCCAACTTGCGCGCCCGACTTGCGCAGCGCATACATACCAGAGCGGGTCAGGCCGTCTGCGCCGACCAGCGTGTTATCGGTGACGCCATACGCGCCATCGGTACCGCCGGAGAGCGTATAGGTGTTCGTCAGGTTCGGTGCATTCGCGGAAGTGCCCAGTGTCGCGATGCAATTCACCGAGGGGCCGCGCAAGCCGGTCTGGCCGTTGTTCACGGCGTTGACCATGTTGAGCCATACACTGGTGGTCAGCGCGATCGATCCGCCGGTACCGCCGCCGCCCGTGAGTGTTGCGGTTGCCGAGGTATAGGCCGCACCCGGAGTGACTGGCGTGAAGGCGCCGAGGCCCCACACCATATTCACGAGTGCGCCGACACCGACACCCGAAGTCGAGGCGGGAGCGACCGCGGTCGTCGGGGCCACACCACCAGTCAGCGCGCCAGCATTGAAGACCACCAGCGACGTGATGATGCCCGAGGCAGCGGTAACCGTCAGGATCACGCCATTCGCCATCGTGATCGTGTCGCCAGTCACGTAGCCAGTGCCGCCGCTCGCACCGCCTCCAGTCACGTTGGCCGACAGCACTTCGAGGCTGATGATGCCGGTCGCCTGCACGCCATTGGCGCCCTGTGGCGCGGAAATGGACAGCGCCGGGACCGAGGTAAAGCCGGTGCCCGGCGTGACCGCGCCGCTACTCACGCCCTGCGAGAGGTTGTTGAACACCTCCGGCGTGAAGCCTGCGCGCTGAATTGTCAGCTTGTAGGTATTGGCCGCGGTGCCCGCTACAATCGAGGACGTGATGCCGTTGCCGACGATTCCGGTGTACATGCCGGTAAGCGTCATCCCGGTGACCGGTGAGCCGAGCGTATCTTTCAGGGCTGCACTGGCCGCCGTATCCGTGCCGTCCGACACGCGCACCAGGATGTAATTCTGGACGTTGTTCATGTCACCGATCGCCACCGCCGTGGCAATGTCATGCTGGCGGAACGTGATCGGGCCGACCATTTGCTGCGCCTGCGCGCTGTTGCCGATGCCCATCATGGCGGCATTGACCGGGCCCCACGAACCGACGCCGACCAGACCAAGACCATCGGTCGGCACGCCGTTGATATAGGCGATGCTGGGCGGCTGGATGATGACGTACAGGTCGGGGGCCTGCAGTGCGGTGACGTTTAAATTGCCTGCTTGGTACACTGGCATGGACGAGCTCCGGGCGTAAAAAAACCCGCACGCGGCGGGTCTAGAAATGAAAAAGCCGCCCGGAGGCGGCCGTAAACGAAAAAAGCCACCCGAAGGCGGCTTATGCGAAGGTGGGCGTGTCTAGTGGACTGCAGTCATCAGTAGGTGCGGCGGGATTTTCACGTTCGGCTTGTGGCCATCAATGAACCAGACCTGAATCTGCCAGGCGTGCCGGCTCCAGTCGAGGCTGAATTGATCGCGCATGATCTGGATGAATGCCTTCTTGATGCGAACGCAGACAGGCGGCGTTGCCTCCTGACCGACGAAGCGCTCGACCGCTATTTTGAGCGCCATGCCAGCCGCGCGACTGGGATCGGCAATCATCCGATCACCTTATGCACGAAATGGGCGTTTTCGCCGGACTTCACTGCGGCGATTTCGGCCGGATCGCGGATCGCATCGCCCTTGCGGTAATTCGCGAAGGCGTGACGCACCACTAGATAGTGGCCCAGCGTGTTCACCGGCTCAGCGGAAGCGTCTACCTGCTCGGTCGTTCCTGCATCGGATTGTTTCGTTGCCATGTGCGCCTCAGATGTTGGTAGTGTGGGTTGTACCGCCGATCGACGTAACGGTTGCGCTCCGATTCGTCACGGTGTTGTCGGTATGGACTGTGATCAGCGCGAACTCGACTTCGTACAGTAGGTTACGGCGGTAAATGCGCTGTTTCTGGAGCGTGTCCGTCTCGATGGTGCCGCGATACAACAGGCGCGCCACAGTATTGTCGGGCAGTACGATGCGCGGTTGCAGTTTGAACGCTGGCTCCAGGACTTTGCCTATGGCATCGCGAATAGCGGGCGTCGGCGCCCAACCGGCGACCATGAAAACCTGTGCTTGTCGGCCGATTTCATGCTGCATCACGACCGGCACCGAAATATCCGTCTTGATCTCGAAGGCGCCATTGATCACGATCACGTAGCTACTGACCGATGCGCCGGGAATCAGCGCCGCGAGTGCTGCGGCAATCGTCTCGACCGTGTCGCCCACTTTGACCGCGTAGCTGTACGGCTGGTAATTCACCGTGAGCGTGGCGGCTTCGCCCGGGTTGATCCTGCCGCCGACAGTCACCATATTCAGGTAGACGATCAGCGATAGTTGCGGCGTGGGAATCGCGTTCTGCGCGTCGTCGTCACCGATAAAGCGCGTGGTGTTCTTGCCCATGCCAGGCATCTGGTAGACGCTCACCATGGCGTTGCCGGCCTTGATAATCGCATCCAGTTGCGCCGCAATCGGCCAGCCAGGAACCACAGTGGCCGCCACCGCGATCGCGCTTGGCTGTGACGCGCCGTTCGGGTATAGCGCTGCGCTCGCTAAACTCACTAGCGTGTTTTGGACGTCTGACAGATCCGCCATTTATGCCTCAACCAGTTCGAGAAGCGCTTCGTAGCCCAAAAGGCCCTTTTGCGCAGAGACGACCTGGTAATTATCCCCGTTTTCGTCCGTCACTTGGTCCCGAGTTTGTACGGCACCGTCCGGAAGATAGAAGAATGCAGCGTAAAAGGCCCGTAATGCGTTGTCAGTGGGCAGTTGCGCGGCCGGTCGGCCTGTTTCCTTCTTGACGCTTAGTACTCCGGGTATTCCCTGAGCGTAAGCGGTATCAAGGTCTGGATTTGGGTACGGCTGCTCGCCCGGCAGGCTGTTGATCAGTGGTCGCGAGAATGTCAGCGTCTGCGTGCAGCGCAGTGCAATCGGCGGCATCAAACTGTCCATCGCCAGCACGCAATACGTCTCGCAGCCGACCAGATAATCGCCTACCGCAAGCTGCGACCCATCCACGATGATCTGCCAGTACAACTGATTCGATTTCGACTGCCCGCTATACGTGCCGCCGATGTTGAAACTCGCGTTCAAAGTACCGAGCTGGTTCGCAGGCTGGATCGGATTGATCAACACGGGTCCCGGTCGATACAGGCAGTGTGGAGGCCCGATCCGCAGCGCCGCCTTCGCATACCCCGCGTAAATCTTGGCTTGAATCAGTGCGGCGTCCATCAGAGCTCCAACGTGTCGATGCCCATACCAACAGACGAGCACAGTTCGGATGCGATGGCGACAGCTTCGGCAGAAGTTTTGCCAAGATGCATTGAGGTGATGGCGTAATCCTGGCCGCTGCCAATCGCAGCATACGACCGCAATATGCGAATCGGAAACTCATTGTTCGCGTAGATCAATGCGGTGCCATCTGGATCGATGAACAGAATGCGCGCGTAAGTATCTCCGATAGGCGCTGCCAGCTTTCCCGGCTTGCGTCCCTTGATGCACCAATTGACTATCTCATACGCACGCGGCAGATCGCCTGCGCCGCCCAGCAAAGAGCCGTCATCGAGACGCTGAATCTTGCAGACTGGAAACTTCCCGCCATTCATTTCCATCAGGCGATCGGCGGAAAGCGAGCTGCCATCCCAGCAGATAACAGTCATTCAAACCACCAGCGCGTTAGAGCAGCCGCCAAAGTTCGGACCTTTCGGAACCCCTAGGAAATTGCACAGCCGCATGCGCCAGGAGTCAAAGAGGCGATCTCTGTCCAATTGCTCATTCTTATTGTGAGTCCATACTGCAGCCACATCGGTATCAAGGTTCGCGCTCGTACCTGGGATGGCCGTTTCCAGCGCGTAGAGGTTGGTGAGGTAGGTATTCACGACCACCAGACCTTCGTTCGCACTGATGTGCTGCAGGCGGTATTCGAGCGCGAGGTACTGGCGCATGATCCACGGGTAGGGGAACACGACGTCACCATCGCCGTACGCCGGGTACCCGCAGAAACGCCGAACATCAACGAGTTGCGCATCAGTAAAGGTATAGGGCGTGAAGGCCATGGATTACTCGAAGAGCGCGCCGGACTGGACGAGTTGCGTAATCAGCGCACCATCCTTGATGGGATCAAACTCGGTACCAGCGGTAAAATGCTGATGCGTGCGACCGTGCGTCATCAGGCCGTGATTCTTCTTGAGTACGAACTTGGGCGCCGCAGACTCGGTGACTTCGGGTGCGTCCGGTGCTTCTTGCTTGGGCCTGGCCATGGTGATCTCCTTTATGAAGCCCCCGAGGGGACAGAGGCTTGAAAAGGAGCCGGGATTGCTCCCGGTCCCTTGTGACTGGACGATTAAAGCGATTCCAGAATGATTGCGCGTTTGCACGCCGAGCTATTGGCGGTCGGAATCGTTGCGGACGTGGTGGTGGTGTCGGTCGGCACGGCAAAACCGCCCGAATACGACCACGTTTGCGTAATCACCTGCTGAAGCGCATCAAGCGGCGAGCGAGTCACCATCGCAATGTCGTCGACGATGACGATCGAGTCGTCCTTGTCCTGACCTTCGAGATTGCCGCGATAGGCTTCGTTCGTGAACACGCCTTCGACCAGCGCGCCCTGACCACACAGGACTCCACGGCGAACCGTACCGACACCGGCCAACGTCTGGACCGGGTTCAAGTTGGTTTCTTGGAGCCGCACGCCCAGAAGCTCGGCAACAACGCCCTGGCGATATTCCTCGGTCGTCACCTGACCACGGAAGAACATCTGGAAGGCCGGATCGCTGTACAACCCGGTCGCCTGAAGCGGATCGAGGTACATGTGATACATGCCCGTCGCATCAACCACCGGCACGCCATTGGCCGCCATCGTGGCCTTGGCGTTCAGGATCATACCCATCGTCAACTTGCCGCTGTTGTTGTCGTTGGTCGCAGAGATGGCAGCGGATGTGGCGGCCATCAGGCCTGAACTCGTGATCGTCGGGCGAAGTACCACTGGCGCCACGGACGAGACAACCGCATTCAGCGCGGTAGCATCGGCAACCGTCACCGAGGTCGAGAACGTCAGTGTGCCGGAAACGCCGCCCGGCGTAGTCGATACGTTGGACCCGTCTGCGGTCGAACCTTGCAGCGAGTACGTGTCACTGCCGACAACCACGTTCACCGCATTCGACGACGAGATCGGCACCACCTGGCCGGCGCTGTTCAGTGTGTTTTGGAATCCACGGATATCATCGACCGAGATGGTGGCGGCCGGCGAGCCGAGCGTGGTACGTACACGGGTATTGCCGCCCATGTACGCGTTGAACAGCGCCATCTGCGCCAGCGTATCGACCGAACGGTAGGCCTGTTCGCCCAGCGCGTAACCGTTGCGCAGGAACAGGTTGTCGATCGCAACACGCGCCGTAGCGATGTTGAGCTGCATCATGCCGGGATATTGAGCGATGCCCAGAATGTACTGCTCGACGCTGTAGTTCTGCGCGGTCAGGCCCGACGTGATGTCGGAGTTGTCCGCCGGTGACATTGGGGTCGTGATAGCCGGGAGCAAGCCGGTGCGGGTCTTGGCGATCGTTTCACCGATGTTCGCCATGAACGGCTCACGATCGGCAATAGCGCGGAAACCCAGTTTGGCGCGCAACGGCATGCCGAACTGGTGCTCGAGATAGCCGAGCTGAATCACCGACTGAATTGATGCGGGGAGGTTATTAAAAGCCATGACAAGTCCTGTGTGGTTTGGGTAGGGTGTTTCCCCCTCGCCACCAGGGCTGTCGGGCAATAATGCAAGTGGCCGCGTGAGGCGGCCGGTAGGTCAACGAACGATCAAAACGCCTTGAGGTTCAGGCCGCGAGATTTGGCATCAGCCGCAATCTCCTCTTTCGTTGCAGTGCGCGCATCGAAGGTTTCGGCCTTTTTCTTCGGCGGAGGGGTGCTGGTGCTGCTCGTGCTCGCCAGCGGCTCCTTGAACAGATACGGCTTGGCGGTCTTGAACGTCGTCAGCAACTCCGCGACGCCGGCCACTTCGCCGGTCGTTTCATCCACCTTCAGGCTCGACGTGTCGATCAGCTTGATCGCGTCCACATCCTGCAGGCCGAGCGAGACGGCGACGGCCTTGACTTCGGAATTGATGATGCGGCGATCCGAAGCGGCGCGTTCAGCATCGAGCGTCGCTTTCGTCTCGACCTTCTGGGCATCAATCGCCTTCTTCACCGCCTCGTCGATCTTGGCCTGTGCTGCCGCCTCATCAATTACCTTCGTTTTTTCGCGCAGGCTCGCGTTCTCGCGGCGCAATTCGCGGGCGTGTTCACGCCACTGGTCAGGGACTTCCTCAATCGGAAGGTCAAGCAGCGGATTACCGGTCTTCACCGGTGGCGTGACGGGTGCGGCTGGCGCCGGTGGCGTAACAGGCGGTGCTCCGGTTGATGCGTGGTCGCCATCGGGCGACATCAGACGGGCTTGCATCATCAAGTGGCGCAACAGGGTTGGCATCTAGCCTCTCCAATGAAAAACGACCGCATCGAGCGGCCAGGTTGATATCCGGCATCGAGCCGGCGGGCAAAACTATTCGGTGATCGCAGCGGTTACGGTGGCCGCAGCATTGCGCTCAGCCATCTCGGCATCGGCAAGCCGTTTTTCAGCGGCTGCATCTTCGATGTCGTATTCAGCGGCGAGGATCTTGATGGCCGTCTCGCGGCTCTGCAGTCCAGAGTCACAAAGCTTGGCAAGCGTGGTGGCACGCGTCAGCATGTCCTGCAGGGTCGGTGCGTACCAGGCCGGCCAGCGCAGGCTGATGCCCGACTTGATATCGAACTTGCCGACCTTTTCGCCATCCTTGAACACCAGCTCGGACTTCTCGGACGCCTTCGCAATCATGCACAGCAGTTCTTTCAGCGCGCCCTCGCCGTAGCTGATCCGCAGCCGATCGGCCAGCCAGACCAGCGCCTGATTCATCAATTCCATTGCGCGGCCCGACTGCGCCGAGGACATTTTCTCGGGGCTGGTGCGGTTGCCGTGCAGCGTTTCGAGTTGGATCTCGCGCAGGTATTTGACGTAATCCAACACCGCGGCGGATCCGGTTCCGTTGATTTCGAGCAGCTTGGCGTCGCCTTCGGCACTGACCTTGATCGCGTTGGCGGCACCTTTGACCGTCGGCCCGTTTTCGCCGTACGCCGGTTCTTTGATGAGTAGCGTCGGATCGGACGTGTATTTCAGCCCCCGACCATCCTGCGAAAGTTGGTAATCGATCTCGATCTGCGTGTCGATCGCCTCGCCGCAGAACGTGGGCTTGCCATCAATCGCGTCGCCACCAGGCAGGTTCTTGACCCACGCCACCGGCACGAAACCGAGCGCGTGTTTGACCGTCTTGTCTTTGTCGATCGACGGCGCGAATTCAAGCCCGGCCGCCTTTTTGTCAACCTCGTCCGCCACCTTCCACGGCGTGAACCACGTTTCAGCCGCGGCATCCCACTCGCGGCAAAACCAAAAATCGGCGCCGAAGTCGTCTAGCTTGATCGAATAGCCCGAATCCTTGAGCGCGCGCCCCTTGACCTTGTACTTTTCAACGACCTTCAGCAGCGTGTCTGGCGCCTCTGGATTCCAGATCGGCGTCAGGTAATCGGTTTCCATCGCGTCGAAGAACACGCGCTGCTTGAGCACGCGGAACAGGATCGCGACGGACCCGACACTGCCTTTCGTGGCCGCGTCGATCATGACCGCGTTCATGCCGCATTCCTTGATGAGCTTCCCCATCGCCTGCTTTTGCTCGGGGCTTTTTAGGTCGACGGTCGGGAAATGCCCCTCGGAGAACAGCAGCGAGACGGAATCATTCACCACCGTTCGGCATAGATTCATGCGCACGCTCGGGCGCCGCTTGCGTAACGGGATGTAGGTCCCGTCGCCAGACTCTTCCTCGTCGAACGCGTGCTTGAGCTCGTCATACAGCGTGCCGTTGAGCACTCGTTGCAGCGTCTGCAGGCGGAATGTCCGCTCCGGGAAATCCTTGTCTTTCGGGAAATCCTTTTGCAGGGTCTTAAACATGCCGGCCTTGTGCTTGGTGTGCTTGGAACTGCCCGCGCTTATTCAGCGTCGTAGGTGGCGGCGAAGACGTCGGGTTTGACGGCGGAATGATTGCCTCTCGCGTCTGTCACGATCCAGTCGCCAGGGCAGACGGTTTCGCCAGTTGCGCCGGCATCGATCCAGCCATGCACATGCATTTCGTTATCGCAATGGCGACACAACTTCTCGCCACCAACATCCGGGCGGCGGAAATAACGGACTACCTCACCTTCCCAGCCCTTTGCCTTACGCTCTTCCGGCGAAAACATGCGCTCTCGGCGCAAGCCATCAATGTGCTCGTGACCGACCATGGAGCTGCTGTAATCCGCAGGATGGTCGCCATTCTTGAACCACTGCGACGCCTCGACGGAAATTGGCTTCTTGATGAATTTCATGCGCTACCTGTTCATGTGGGGAACGTGGGCCGCCTGGGTTGCGATTCCCTTAATGCTCGGCCATTCGACATCGACGCAGTACCCAATCGCCGTCGTAATGTGCTGATACTTGTTCTTCTGGTCTTCCTGAAACGTCGATCCTTCCTGTAACTGGACAGTCGCCAGGCCTTTGTCGCACCATTTGGCAGTCGTTGGATTGACGAACAGACTGCGCATGCCGTCTGCGGTGCGAATCTTCGTGCGCACCGCGTTTTGTCGGTCCTTAATGGCCGGTGCCGCAGGCTTGACCTTGCGCACGAACCGCCAGTTATGCGCCTTCAGCACACCTTCGATATCGGTGTAATCGGACGCGTGACCGTGCTTCTCGCCAGCCCGCCCAGCAGGATCGCCATAGATCAGCACTTCGCGATTCTGGTGATTGACGAACTTCTCGACGAACTCCATCGCCGACTGCTTGGAAATGGCGCTCGTCAAAACGATCTCATCGAGCAGGTACAGCCCGTTGTCACGCCGAACGCCGACCGCAGAAGACAGCGGCGTAAAGTTCTGGTCGTGCATCCATAGCAACTGTTCATGCGGCTCGATGCGCGCGTCTGTGTGGTTCGTGCGGTCGTAATCCTCGTAGATGCGGCCCGTTGCGCCCTCGAAGCTAGCCTCGTATTCCTGCTTGTACTGTTTCGCGGACATTTGCCGCTTGGCTGCGGCGATCGTGTCGGCTGGCAAGATCTCCGCGCTCTTCCAGTGGAAAAGCTTCCAGTCTGGATCGTTACCCGACTCGGCATACTTCGCCATGTCGTAGTAGTGATTCAGGCCGTCGGGCACACCGATCAGCCAACACCATGCCTTGTAATCAGGGCGAGTCGGGTTGAAGGTGTCCAGCGCGGGACGGATGTTCGATTCCCACGCTTCGGCTTTAACGTCGGCGATTTCGTCAATCACACCACCGGACCAGAAGACACCTTCAATTCGCTCGGGTCGATCCAGGCCGATCAACTGAACCTGAGTGCCGTTGTCCAAGAAGATAATCAGATCGGTTTCTGATGGCGGCTTACTACAGAGGCTCACCAAACAGAGCTTCTTCATGTCAGCCCAGTAAATTTTCTTTACTTGGTCTCGCGTCGGCGCCGCAATGAAGTACATCTCGCCCGGATTCTTCATCGCCATTTTGGCAACGAAACGCTTGGCTCGCTCGGTCTTTCCTGAACGTCGGCCTGCAGGAACCACCGGGAACCGCACGCCATTCTCTACGGCGCGAATCAATTCCGCCTGAACCGGATGGTCGATCAACTTGTACCAGCGGGCTAGTTCACGCTGAGTTTGCAGGTTGAGTGCCATCAGTCAGGGAGGTGAGCGGCGATCTCCTTCAGCAATGCGCTTCGGTCTGAGTCGGGCTCGTTGAGCTTATCGACCGCCTCTTTGTTCGCTCGCAATAGGTTGATGCCGATTTCGCTAGATTCGTTGGCCAGTTTGGTGAGCACCGAGATTCCCTTAAGTGCGTCAAGGCTTCCCTGTGTGAGCGGCGCAGCGTCGTCTATCTCCGACACCTTCATGTTGGCGATGCCAGACAGCCGGTGCGCGGTGGCGGCGCCAAACCTTCCGGCGCCAGCCAGGTGCCTGCTTATCGACTTCAGATCATCAGCCAGCGATATGGCGTCGTTTTGTTCCGAAACTGGCAGTGATCGTAACGAAACTTCTGTCGCAACGATTTGATTCGCAACGGTTTTTATGTTTTCGATGCGTTTCGAAACTCGCTCGCTAATCCGTGTTTTCGAAACGCCGTATTCGCGACTCAGATCGGCAGCTTTCTCGCCCGCCAAGAGCCGCTTGCGGATCTCTTCCCACTGGGTGTCGGTTAGCTTGGAGGGGCGCCCCATAGAATTCTTTGAAATTAATGTTGCTATTTTCTACCAATGACATATACTGAAGTCATTCCACCAGCGAACCGAACCGGAGTCGAAAATGATCAAGAACAGCAAGCAGGCATGGGAAGTGGGTCAATCCGTTAATGTCGGCTTCATCAAGGGCTTGACCGTCATTGCGAAGGTCGCAACGCCCGGTGATTCAGCCCCTGACTCGTACGTTCTGGCGCGCGGCACGCAGATGTATTCGTTTGTGCCGCACAATGGCATCAGCAAGATCACGGATCAAGAAGCGCGCAATCTGGTTGCCAAGGCTGCATGGCAACGCATGAATGCCGAGTCCGCCGCAATGCTGGCCGCTCAAGACATCACGCGCGCTGCCGCCTTCCGCGCTGAACTGATGACGATCTCGGCATGAGCAAGACTCAGCAAGCCCTTCAGTGGCTCCGTGAAAACCCCACCGAGACGCGTTATGCGGCAGCGATCAAGTTTGGCCTGAGCCAGTCGACCGTATGGCGAGCCGTGGAAAACGAGAAGAAAACCGCTTCTGAGCGATGTCCGTGCTGCGGGCAGGTCATTCGGAAGTAAATTCTTGCTCGCAGACCCGCGAGCCGTGAGAAGGTTTCACTCGCCAATAGCGGTTAATCGCGCCAGCCGCCGGCCAAAGTCAGCGTCAGGCGATTAAACCCATCCATCAGACGGGAAGCACCGATGCTGGCCACCAAGCGCTCCCGCGTCTCGATGGGATATCGCGCTATGACCTTCTGAGCGAGTGCCAGGGACGCATGGGCCAGCGCCTCCCCCTCGCGGATAAGTGCAGCGCCGTCTTGATCCTCGACCACAGGCTGATTCATGTTTGCTCTTGATTAGGGGTCGCCGTCGCCCGTCGCGGTTTGAACCCGTGCAACCGGGTAATGGCGGCTTACATTTCGTCAACGGCTGCCGGTGTTTTACCCACCGCCGGCTGGGGGACAAGAATAAAAAAGCCCTGGGGCAACAGGGCAACCGTCGACTTTCGTCAACTGGAGGAGATCGGTTAAGCGACCGGGTTATGGCCTGCGGGCTTCGGTGCGCCGTCCGCCGGATTCGGTCGGTTTGATACGGTAACGCTGGTGACGCCGCACGAAAATCCGCCGAGACCGGTCGGGCAGTTCGGCCGGCCGCAGGCATAGCCCATAACTGGCGAAAGCGCGATTCCGCACTGAGCGCAACGCTGCTCGCCGATATTTGGGATCACCGGGCCAGATGGCCATACGTTGGGCGAAGTCCACGGAATCGCCGGGGTCGGCACGTCGCCATTCCGGTGCGCCGGCTCTTTGCCGACGCGCACGATCAGCGATTCGAGATACTCGATCTTCTCGCGGTCGGCGTGCCACGACTCGGCGATCTGTCGGACCACTCCCGGATCAAGCGACACGTCTCTATTGTCATCCGTCGCTTGGCGCGCACGCCGGCATAGCGACTGAGGCGTTTCAAGAATGGTCGGCATAGTCTTATATAGGTTGAAAACGCCACCACACCGACAAGCTGTCGCCATTACGGCGCGTTTAACTCGGTTGGGCACTCTTCGATGCAGCAACGCCTTCAGGTCTGACGTCGGCTGCACGCGGTCTCGTGGACGTGCGTAACAGGCATCCGGCGGCAGGCATGAAGGGGCTGGTTATTACGTTTGCGCGGCTTCCAACATGCCGATGTCAGCTCTGTGGCGCTCGATTTCACCGAATTCACGGTGCAGCACAATCAGGCGCATATCCCGGCCGGCGCGATAGCCTTGGCCTGCGTGCCATGCATCACGAGCCGCAAGCGTGCGGAAATATTCGACTGTGCAGCCCCGGTACTCTTTGATGTCCTGGTGGTGGACGTGCCCCACAAACCACATGCGATGTTTCGTCGCGCCCCAAAGCTCAGGAACATCGGCCGCCATAATGGCCGGCATGTCAGGGCCTTTGAGCGTGTCGCCGTGCGTGGAGCCGATCAGATTCTTGTCGAACTGGAAATACCATGCGACGGCGGGCGACAGGTCGACTTCAATGCGCGGTTCGTCATGGAAGTAGCACGAAACCATCAGGGCCAGCGCGTAAGCGGAGTGGCCGTCGTGATTGCCACGGTTGATGCGCAGAATCACGCGCTTGTGCTTCTCGAGCAAGCGGCGCATGCAATGAAGCATCGCCCGAAGCCCGACTTGCTGAACCTTCGCCCATCTTCCATCCACATCGAGACGGTGGCCCGACTGGCTTTCGTTGTTCTGATTGTCGGCATGAAACATGTCGCCGAGGTTCAGGAGCAGAGCAGTTTCGGCCGCCGGCGCGGTTGCTACCAGGCGATCGACTGCGGCGCACATCAGGCGCTCGGCAATCTTGAGGTCAAAATCCTCGCCGGCTTCCGCCCACCACGCATGAAGTCCGACGTGTGGGTCGCCTTGCGGGTACACGCACATCAGATCGGACAGCACATGCTCGGGCGGCGCAGTGATCGGCGCCAGGCCTTTGATGCTTTCTGACAGCGATTCCGCAAATTCCTTGAGGATGGCCTCGGCGCGATCGTGGTCGACCTGACTCTTCACCCACTGGTTACGCGGCTTGCCGTCCTTATCGTAGAACGTCGAGACACCCTTGACGCGGAACCCGTCCGGCACGATGTGCGTCATGTCGTGCGACGGCGAATATCCCATCTTCGCCGCACGCCTCGCCAGTCCTTGAATAGCCCGGTTGACGTTGCTCTTATTCAACCCGAGATGCGGTGCTGCGGCCGTCCCGCTGCCATATTGCTCGATGGCATCGATTATCGAAATCTCGCGCTCGGTCGCCCACTGTCGCAGATTCGGATCGACCATTTATGAGCTCAGGTGCGCGGCAAATTCCCCGCAATACAACGTCATCTCGACGGTTGGATAGTGATGCTCGATAAACCCGGTTGCGCCATCGTAGACGGGCGTTGGCGGGTAACGGCGACATTCGGTGAGCTCGCGCTCGTGGTGCATGTGGCGGCAGTTTTTGCAAGTGTCCGTGCGCTCTTGCGCGGGCTTTTGCTTGCGTGTCGTCGCCATGCGTGTCTGCCGGTTGATGAAGAGAGAATCCACAAGCGAATGGTTCCGCGCGCTCTTGATCTGCGCGGTCGCTTTCCCGTGGCGGCGCAACCTATTGAGCCACATCACATGCGGCAATGTCCTCGACCCTGCATACTGGCGCCAGCTTGGGACATCAAAGGTTCGGTTGCGGCTGTCAACTCTCAAGCAAGCCGCCTGGATGTGCTCTACGCGGCGATCCCGCGCGGTGCAGATTGCTTGAAAGTCCTCGTTTCGTGAGGAACCGGCTGCGCTTTGAGCTTATATGTTGGCGCAACACCCTAGCCAGAAACCTCTTGGGCGGGGCGGCTTCACCCCTTTGCTCTCTGGCTGCTGCCATCTACCTAACCTGGGCATGCCAGGTTCGTTGCCGGCGATCAACTCGGCTTATATCGCTGTCCGGCATCTGCTTCCGGTATGTTCTGTGTGCGCACGGCAATCTCTGCAACGAAATCACGCTCGCCATCCGCGTCATACTCAAACGGGATCACGCTCGGGAGCCGACTCCAGCCGTAGACTGGCTCGTCCTGGCTGGCGGTCTGCATCAATGCCTCACGCCAAACAGCGAATCCACGGTATCGAAATGGTCAATCTGCGCCTCGAAATACGCCTGCAGCACGTCGCGAAGGCAGTCGCTCGGCACGAACGGCATCTCGATCAGGCCAGCGTCGGCGGCCAGTGCGAGGCATGCATACATCCAAACGCTGAGCTTGACCGGATCGAGACAGGCGGGGCGCGATGGGATGCCCCAGAATGAGAGCGCCAGGTCTAGCGGGTGCGTGCTCATCATGTGGCGTATCCAGAACGAACGAAGCCCCGAGGCGAACCTGCGGGGCTTGATCTACTTCACGTTACGGGATCGTGCATCCGCCCTATCTTGCGGTCGATTTGGTATAGGTGCGTCTCGCGATGACTCCAGAGACAGCAATTCAGCCTATACCAAATCATACGATTTACAGGGCAAAGTGTGAACAACTAAAATGTGAACTCCACAGGTTCACATTTTCTCGACCTCGCACACTTCGAACGGATTGTCTGCATCGGCGTAGATTGCCTTTCGATATGCCCGCCATGCCAGCGCACGGAACTCGCGCATCTCCCGATACCAGAACGATGTGCTAACGCCCATCTGCTCGGCAACGATTTTGATGTTGCGCACGCGATGGATGTAATAGAGATAGAAAATCATCTTGGCGCGGGACTCTTCCTGCATCAGCACGGACAGATTGAAAAAGCTCTTGTCCGATGACAGGATCGCATCCGGCACCTCGCGCACCGGGCTTGGTTGCAGCCGCGCCAGGATGTTTGGCGGGACCGGCGGCGCAAAGAGTCGGCGCGAATAATGCCAATCAGCCCAATCCATGCAAAACAAATGAAGCATCTGGTTCTCATCAACCGTTTTTTCTGCGCTATCCATTCCACACTCCAAATGTTAAAATTGGGGTGCTTATCAATTTTCGGCCGCCTCTTTGTGCGGCCTTTTTTTCACTTTTCTGCGTACTTCTCACATCGCCTGCTTTTGTAATCCTCGATCCAAGCCTTCTTGCGGTCCAACAAACAGGTCATAAAGCAAACATTCACTACCCGTTGCTCCACGTAACTGACGCACCCAACACACGTCCGCAATCTCGCATTCAATTCCTCCATCTGCCGGCGGCTGGCGACGTCTTCTGCCGGTGCGCAGCGCTCCCATTGCCTTTGTCCGAAATCATCGCGGCGGTTGAAGGTCATGCGTCTTCCCACACCAAGGCTTTTCGCTGGTGGCCAGAGCCGCGTCCCTGGAGAATGTCGCGCAGCGCGCAGAAGTCTCGATATCCCAGGCCCTCCAGACCATCCGTTTGCACGAAGTGGCTTCGCTGCGATTCGAGCATGTCGCTGTTGTCGTCCACGATGGCGTAATGCTCGACCCCGGGATGTGCATCGAGCCACGCCTTTATCTCTGCGCCGCGCACGTCCGGCATGGATGGCGTCTTGTCGATGATGGGCAGGTCAAGGCCATTAGCGCATTCGTGCGGCGTGAACAAGACCCGCCATGCTGATGACAGGACGATTGAGCAATCCGTCTCTATGCATACCTGCCGAATCAGGAGTATTGCGACCGGATCGAATTTAGCCATGCAGGCGGCATCGAAGCTATGCGGAAACCCATTTCCCTTGGGCGTTCCGCCAAACTCAGCAGGGCCGCCGTGAACCGTTACGGTGCGGTGGCTGTTCAATACGCCGTCAATGTCAAGAAAGAGGATTTTCGTCGGCGCGCTCATTCCTCAATCTCCACCTGAAACGCGCCGATGTACTGGGCTGGAATCCCTCGGCCATTCCAAACGTTGCCCGCCCTTCCCTCCACCTCGCTTTTGCTATCCCCGACTGCGCCAGCGATATAGGTGCACGATTCGGCGTCGCGGTAGAGGTTGACGAAGAACCTGCGCTTGCACGGTCTCATGCGCAGTTGGTCGGCGTCCTTGATCGAGCAGCAGCCGTTCTCGAACTGAATCATGATTTGTGATTCTTGAGTTGTTCCGACGAAATGAACGTCAGTCCACGTGTACCGGCCTTTCTCGTCGTAGAAATTGACTTGAATCGGCTCACCGCGCTTGGCTGCCTCAAGGTCGAATGGCTTCATCGCTCTTCTCCTGTCACACCGAGAAACTCATAATTGATGCTGCCCACATCCCACATGTCGGCGTCGCGCGCGGGCTTGCATGCGGGCATGGGCGGCGGTTCCCGGCGAGTAGGCGGAAGCGCACGCGCTTTCGGTGTGCTCAAAGGGCGCCGCAATTTCAAAGTTGCGAACACGATGCAGGCGATCAGCGAAGACCCCCACCACCCGACGATGAAACCAAATAGGAATGGATGACTCATCTCAATGCTCGCAAAGGCTAGAATCGGCCGACGCGCCGCACGCCAAACACTGCCGAGCCTTGGTCGTGTCCGGATAGAACGCCATACACGCCTCATCGGCGCCAGTCGTCTGGAATCGCGGACTGGTGCGACTCAGGCAATCGTCGTTGAGGCGGTCGAAGTATTCGCAGTCACCGCAGGTTTTCATGCCGCCTCCACATATTCAAGCCATTGACGCTTGGTCCAGCGCAGCCAGTGCTTCGGGTGACCGAGCATCTCGTCGTATGAAGGCAGCCGGTTATAGGCCTTGGGCCACAGATGGTCCGTATCAATGAAGTGCATTTTGATGCGATAGGTCATGTCATTTCTTGCCATCAAGAAGAAGAAAAGGACGCCTACCGCGTATGCGGCGTACAAAATAATCTCGTTGAGAGTGCTCATGGCAGGTCCTTAATCTGAGCGCCACCGGCCAGCACTCCGAACAGCGCCGCGAGCACGAAAATGATTGGAGCGGTCGCCCCGTCAGCGCCCTTCGTGGCGTAAGCGGCAGATCCAGCGGCCACAGCGGCCGCGAAGGTTATCGCGCCTTGGGTTATGGATTTGTTCATGCCGCGCCCATCATTTCAAGCGCATGATTGCGCAGGCTTAGCGCTTCGTCTACCGTCGGCTTGCGCGACTCCGGATAGTCCATGCGCGATCCCTTTCGGAGATAGACCGTCGACCTCTCGGTGGTATCGCTGAACTGGACCAAACCGAGCAGTACCGGTCCCGCTGGCACAACCAAGGTGTGAATGTCAGTCGTGCTGCACCAATAGCTGCTACCGGCTTCGTGCAACTCAAGCGCCGGCACTCCAAGACCGACTGCCCCGATGTCGATGAGGCTCCGATCTTCCGGCGAATACTGGAAGCGGTCATATCCGGCGCCGCTGGCCTCGCAAAACCGGGCGTGAATCAAGCGACCGGCAAGAACAGTGCTTTTGAACGCATACCGGTGCGTGTGCGGAGTCACAAGGTACGTGTTCGGCACTTGTCGGAACATGCGCGCCGTGTCGATGAAATACAGCTTCATGGTGAGCTTTGGCGAGCGGTGTAGGCACAGATAATCCATGCCGTCGACGTGATGATTGAGTACCGAGTGCTGCGCCGCCGCCTCGCAGTCGAGCTCGTCCAGCAGACGTATGAAACTAGTCGAATTCATGTCGCCTCCAATTCTGGTTGTGCCATCCCCATCTTCGCCGCCCGTCGCGGCTCCCATATCTCAAACGCCCGATCCCACGCCACAAACTTTTCCTCTTGATCCGCACCGCTCTGGTCGATGAAAACGTGGCATGTCGCGCAGCCCGGAACCGTGTACCGATGTTCTGCGGTAATGCCCATTCCTTTGCCGTGGCGGCCTTGATTCGAATGACAATCAACCACCGTGCGCCAGTCGCCGCAGCACACGCCCTCGATGCGTAGATAGCAGGGCTCGCCTTTGCACGCGGCAATGTATTTGGCATCCAGCCCAACTACCGAACGCCGACGCTTGCGCGAGCGCTTCATCCCGCTGCGCACCACTTCGCCGCTATGCGGATTGAGCGAGCGCGCTGGCTGGCGCTTGAAGCCGGTGCGGGTGAGCTGCGAGGTGCCGCGATTCATTGGGGTTTTGCGGGTGAGGGTCATAGCTTCGCCGCCGCGCGCACAATCGCCAGCTCGCAATCCGCTTGCGTCCTGAACCACTCAGCCTTCAGGAGTTCGGCGGCTGCTTCCATCCCGGCCTTGTAGCCGTGGGCGTACAGCATGAACTGGACATGCTCAGTCGCCGGTCCTTCAGCGATACGCTCGGCATTAAACTGATCGAGAAACTTTTTCTTGAGATTCACGGCATAACCTCCCAAACCCACCGAATGACACCAGCCACAGTCAAGATCAGCCCGACCAAAAATAACCCCAGTTGCATGTGAGCGCGCCAATCCCATTTGCTGAATCGGACTATTTCGGCCCATATCCACCAGGCGACGAAAAAGGAGAGGCCGGTTGCGGTCATGGAATCACCTTATGTTCAGCTCTTGCGTTGGCAGACAGAGACCTCCACGCCTCGATCTTTGCCTGTGCGGCTACCAATCTCCACCGAAGGGCCTCCTCTGCCTCTACGGCCTCTCTTAGGCCCTCTAGAATCGATATGTAGGACGGGTCTGCGTATGCTTCCCGCTCTTGGATCACCGCCGACTTGTGACCGGCCGATTCAGCGGCGCGCATCCCTAATGCCTTTTGGGTTTTACGGAATTGCTCCAGATAAACCCGAGCGGCTTTGGCTTGCGCGTACTCTGGCGCCTTGTCCCGGATGAAGTCGAGACATTTGAAAATGTTGATTTCGCTTTCTTCGCTCATGCAATCACCCGATAGGCGACGATCGCCCAGCTATCGGACCGCCCATACTTCGCATCCGGCGCCCTCCAGTCCCACATCGACGGGAAATTGTCCGGCTTGGGCTCGGTGCCATTTGCAAATCGAACTTGGACGGGAGCGCCATCATCATTCACCGGACATTCCCCACCACTCCAAGGGATCCAGCCGTCGGCACTCTGCTCCGTCAGTCCACGCCAAGTTTGATTCTGATTACCAAGCGGCTCGCCATCCTGTTTATCGAACCACCGGCCATCCCACCAAACGCGCGACTCATAGATCCAGCCAGCATCGAAATTGGCCGCGTCGTACCAACCAGCACGAATAGGCTTTGATTCGGGCGGATACCACTCGGTTACGCTCATCACAGCACCCCGGGATTATTTGCCACGAACAACGCTGCCATCGCATCGCGCAACGCATCAGCCGCATCTTCGCCGCGCATGGCAGTGACCTCGGTGAGATATTGCTTGCGCTGGCTTAGCGGCCGGCTAATCAGGTCGCGCACCTCGCGGGCGAATGCGTCGGCGGCGGCGGTTTTGGGATTGAGGTTTTGGCGGGCGTTCATAGTGCGAATCCCATCTGTTCGGTTTTTGGTGCTTCTGGCTCGAATAGCGATTCCTGGCGCTGGGCGTCTTCGATGCGTCGGCAGGCTATTTCGAAGTACTTGGGTTCGCGCTCGATGCCAATGAATTTCCGGCCCAGCCGCATGGCAGCGACGCCTGTCGTCCCGGAACCCATGAACGGGTCTAGTGCGCACTTTTCGGGCGCGACCAGTGCAGACACCAAATGTTCCATGACAGAAAGCGGCTTCTGGGTTGGATGACCAGCTTTCTCGGAATTCCCGGCACGCAATGCATCCGCGACCATGACGTTGCGGCGCGATGGGTTCGCATCTGCGAAATAAGAGCCAGCGTCATAACCCAGGCACGCGACTTCGAAAGCAGACGGCCAGCGATTCCCCGGCATCGCAGGAGGCGGGCACAGCTTCACCCATGACCACGGCTTCGGCGTCATACCAGCTTGGCGAAATACCTCGCGGGAGATCTCAAGGGTGTCGAACCCAGCGAAAGCGAATGCATTGCCGGGGCGATTCAGAACATCCAACGAACCGATCAACGCGTCGCGAATCAGCCCATGCGTTTCCGGACCATCCCAATCCCATTGGAGCTTTCGCGATCCATCCAAGCGTTTCTGCTCGCCAAAGTCGTGGACGATCCCATATGGCGGATCAGTAATCACCGCATCCACGCGATCGAGCGTCGGCAGGATTTCGCGGCAATCGCCCAGATACAGCATCGCATCGCCTATGATTTCAGTTCTCATCGCGCACCCCGCCCAAGCCGCGCCAACTCCTGAAACTCCCGATTCCCCCGGTCATAGCCCGTCAACTCGCCAACCTGCCAGCGATGCACTTGCGGCGCCTTTTTCTCGACCGGCTTCGGCTCAGTTCCCGCCACGCAATACCGCGTCGACACCTTGTAGCCTTCGCCGATCTTCACGCCAACGATCAGGCCTGCGCGGATGGCAGCGGTGAGCGTGGGCGTAATTGCCTTGGCGCTGCAGCCGAACAACTTGCCGAGGTCAGTCATCGTGTGCGCCTTACCGGGCGTCATGCGCTCGACTAGGCTGCCTGCGGATAGATCAGCGTTCATGCTGCGACTCCTATGTTCGATCCATTCCCGCGCCGACACATCTCAAAAAAGCACTGGCGCAGCAAATCGTTACCCTCTGCGTTGCGAACCGGCCGCTCGGCTGCGAGTCGGAAGCACAATGCGTTCGTGTGTCTGCGGCGTCCGTATTCGCGACGGATGATTCCGTCGGCCTCAAATTCGAGAAGTCGATTGCGTGCGGTTTTGCCAGTCAAGCCGGATAGTCCGGCGAATTCCTCGATTGACAAGACTTCGCCGGGTTTCAGGAACTTGAACACGTCGACCTCGATGCGGGTGCGCCCGAGCTTTTTGCGAGGCTTGCGAGTCATAGAGCCACCATCCTGCTAAAAGCATTGATCAAATCCGTAGGCGCGCGCGAGGCTTGTTCGGCATGCCGAGTTACGACCGAGCGCGCCAGCGGGGCCGGTGCATGTTGAATGACCGCCCTTGTCACTGGAAACGGTTTAAGCGTGCGGAAATAATGCGTCGCCTCGCGTCCCGTAATCGAGTCCGCGAACTTATCCGGCCAGCCACCGACGTAACCATCCTTCAGCAGTCGATCGAGCGACTTGTTGATCGTGTTTGCCGGTGCGTCGACGTCACGGAAAATCTCATTGCGCGACGCCAGATGCGCGACTTGCAAATATCTCGTGATCTGGTCTCGTACTGAATCAGTCATGATTTGCTCCCTTTGCAGGATCGGATGCGAGGCCGCGCCATGCTTCGTCCCGGTCCAAGTAAGCAACTCCCCCGTTCAGACCAAAGCACGATTTGACGATTTTCTCGCCATTTTCTTCAAGCATCCACCAATTGGAGGCGCCATCGAAATATCGGAGTTCGGCTTCCCCGACCGAGAACCGCGTTTCATACCATCCTTTTCGGCTCGGCAAAATATCAGCAGCGAACCACCCTGTTAATTCAGCCATGATTCACCTCCGGCTTATTCGCCAGCCCGCGCCAGCGTTTGTTTTGAGCACCAGCAGTGCCACATATCGCAGCGGCTTCCGGCGTCGAGTACTGGTTGCCCCAGCGGCCACCGACCCAGCGTGAGAAGCCCTTATCCAGGCCATCAACAAACTCGGTCGCGTAGACGCCGGGGTGGACAGGGCGCATGTCTGGTCCAAACCAATCGGTCAGCTCTTGTTCCATCATTTGGTCTCCAATATCTGAAAGCCCATCACCGCCATGAGGTGTCGCTTTATGCGGTAGCCTTCGGTTATCTTTCCCTTCACGTCTTCGATTACCCATTGCGGTCCATCGTCATAGGCGAAGTCAGCGATATATTTCAACGCCGGCCGTTTTCTGCCCTTGATCGAAACGGCCGGCGCCAGCTTGAATTCGACTTGCCGAACCAAATTGCGGATCTTCCCGGCGCTTTGAAGCAGCTTCAATTCTTGCCAGCGCGCGTATTCGCGCTTGCTGTCGAACTTCAGGCCATCCATCACAACCACCTTGTTGCGGTATTTGGTCGGCTTCGCTGCGGCTTTGGTGGGGGGGCGGAGGGTCATGCTTCGACGCCTGTCACGTTGAATATCGCCTCGCGCGCGATCCGCAGTTTGTTCAGCGGAACTTTTCCGCCAGCCTGGTTGTCTTCAACGATCCGCCGTGCCCAACCGATGTTTCCCATGACCTCGCGCACGGATTTGGCCGGCGTGTACGCTTTGCGGGCGATGGCATCGATGCGTAACCGGTCTTGCTCCATCTGCTCGGGCGTTTTTTCGGGCGCTTCCAGGCGGGCTACGCGGGGCGGAACCGGCAATACCTCGCCGCTCAAAACGACTTTCAGCGCGCGCTCAAACAGCGGCTTGATCTGGCTAAACGTCTGGCCTAGCATGTCGCGCTCGCCCACCTTGATCGCTGCCCAGTAAAACGCCGCATTACTCCACTGGTCTTCGCCCTGCTGCCGAAGCCGAATTTGTTCGATGGCTTCGTAAATCGCGGCATCGATGTTGACCGACGGCTTGCAGATTTCCAGAAACTCGCCCCACGTCGGTGGCCACTTGAGGCGCTCGGCGGCTTTCAGGCCAGCGCGAACGTCAGCCATTTTCAAATCGTTGGCGCGAATCTTTTCCGCCCACACTCGCTTCATGTTCTCGATCCCGGTATCCAGTCCGTCTACCGTATGCCCGCTGCGGAACGCGTCCAGCAGCTTGTTGCCAAAGAGCCCATGCAGTTCGCCAAACAGCCAATCCATCGGGTTAGGAAATTTCCCGGATGTCGCCGTCGATGTAGCCAGATTCGTCATAATTTTTTCCTCCTAGTCCGATTGATGCCGCCGCTGCCATTCGTGATTCGTCTCGTGCGTTGCCTCGCTGTGGCGGAGGTCGAGCGCCGCCCGCGTTCAAGTTTTCAGCCTCCTTGCTCCAGCGCTGCAGGATCGAAACCACGTAGCCGACGGCTATCGCCTCGTCCGGCTTAGCCTTCTTCGCCGCTTCTGCCGCAGCGCGCATCGTCTCGACGGTTACCCCTTGTTCGGCAAGGGTGAGCAAGCGCGGGTCGGATGGGTTCGATTGAATTCCGAACTGACGCATGGCAATCGACAGGTCTACCGCGCGTGTTGGGCTTTCGATTTCCGACGGCGGCTCTACGGGGTTTAAGTCTCCCTGTCCCTGTCCCTGTCCCTGTCCCTGTCCCTGTCTTAGCCGTGACTCCTCCGGCGTATCGCCGTGACTGTCCGGACCTGTCACGCGGACAGGTGTGTGACCAGTTGTGACATGTGAGGAGTGCAGAGCGCGCAGTTCGCGCGTGGTGACATTCCATGCCGGCACGATATTCACCTCGCGGAGAGCGGCAAACATGGTGCTGCGCTCTTCGCGTTCGCGGCGCTTACGCTCGCGTTCATTGGCATCTTTCTCAAGTCGTTCGGCTTTAGATGCCCAGCTCTCGCGCGCCTTTTCACATGTGGTTGGGTTATAGAGTCGCCCATCGCTACACTTAACCCATCCATGCAGCACATCGGCCTTCACCTTCGGCCATTTAATGGGATCGCACATCGCCAGATCGGCCAGCACGTCGTCGTCATCTTCAAGCGACCCGGCGGGAACGTCATGCCAAGCAGCGGTCCAAAGGTTGATCATGTAGAACGCGAGCGCAGGATTGCGCTTGGCTTTGAGCCAGGCTTTGCTGCGGCGCAGACGCTGGATGTCAAGCGGCATGAAGGCAAAATCCCTCAAGTCACAGTCAGCCGGCATTAAAGGGGTTGGGAGGTCGTTCAAGCGATCTCCATGCGTGCCGCCGCGCGCCCAATCATCGTAATAGCCCGCTTAGCCGCACCCAGCGATTTGCGAGCCGCCTTACGGGCCTGAATGGCTTCGTGAGCGGCGAGGCAGTGCGGGCAGGCGGCGAGGTATTCGCGGATCTCAAAATCGCTCATCCAAACCTGATGGGGTTCGTACTGGTCGCCCTCAATCTTGGGTGTATAGGCTTCTTTCAGGTGCGTAGCGTCCCCGTGGTGTGCCGCTGCCTCTTCCCCGGTGCACGTCAGCCAGTCGGCGGGGAGGCGGTTGCCAGAGACGCCAGGGCAACGATCGAGCGCCTCACCCATCTCGAGCGTCAACCGCTTAATCTCGATGTGCAGCCGTGCATAGTCGGCGCAGGCGCGAAGGGCTTTATGTTCGGGGCTCATGCGATCTCCAATGCAAGGCCATGCTGGCGCAATCTGTCGCGCTGCAGCGGCTCATAAGCGGGGTTTAACTCGCAACCAATCCAGTGGCGCCCGAGCCGTTGTGCAACCGATCCGGTCGTGCCGCTGCCGAAGAACGGATCAAATACGATGTCGCCAGGGCGAGAGCCGGCCATTACGCAGGGCTCGACCAGGGCTTCGGGGAACGTGGCGAAGTGCGCGCCGCTGTAAGATTGGGTGGCTATAGTCCAAACCGAACGCCGGTTACGGAAACCGTTCGGCAACGTATCGTCGCGGTCTGGCCGGTGAGTGCCGGTCGATTGGCCCGGGTGCACCGCTGCGCGCTTGCTGCTCTCGCGCTTGAAACTGTCGCGCGCAGTTACGCGACCCCGCGCCCGCTGCTCGGCGTCGGTACCGAAACCAAAGCCGACGCCGCGGGGCTCTATACCCATTACAGCAGGCTCCTTTACGGCGTCAGCATCGTAGAAGTACTGTTCCGATTTGGTCAGTAGAAAGAGGTATTCGTGCGCGGTCGTCGGGCGGTCAGTCACCGATTCAGGCATCGGATTGGGTTTGCTCCAAATGATGTCCCTGCGCAAATACCACCCCGCGTCCTGCAACGCGAACGCGAGGCGCCACGGCTGGCCCATCAAATCCTTTGCTTTGAGGCCCGGTGTGCGGGCGAGATTGCCGGTACCGGATGCGCGAATCTGCGCGGCCTTCACCTGGTTGGCGCTGATCGCCGAGACGTTCGGCGCATGTTTGCCAGCATGTTCACGGCTCTGCGCGCCCCACGATCCGGCGTAGGCGTCACCCATGTTCACCCACGCGGTGCCGTCGTCGGCGAGCAGTTCGCGGCACAGTTCGAACACATCGACCAGACGAGCAATGAATTGCGGCAAAGTCGCTTCCTGCCCAATCTGCCCGTCAACGCCGTAATCCCGAAGGCCCCAATACGGCGGCGACGTGACGATCGTTTGCACCTTCACACCATCAGCGATCATGCGGCGCATGGTGTCGCGGCAATCGCCGAAATGGCATTTATCGATCCATGCGTTCATGCTTTTCCCGCTTTGTCAGTTCCCTTCCACGCATTCGCAAAAGGGCAAAATTTTTTAGCTACGAAGCAACCCGGATTTTTGAATACAGCCGAAGCTCGACTTCACGCTCTCGCTCGATTGATTCGAGGCGATCACGCAAAACACGGTTCTCGCTCTCGAGATCGGTTTCGATACGACGCAGGCAACGCGGGTCGTAACCACGCTTGAGCAGCCAGTAATGCAACCACGCCTCCGACCCGCACGCGTCCATCAGCGCGTCCATGTGGGGCTCTGACAGCCTCGCCTGACCCGTCTGCACCTTCGAGAGCACCGCGGCATCCACGCCGATCTCAATGGCTACGCTCTTGTCTTGCAGGCCACTGTTTTTAAGCGTGTCGGCAATGACTTTCGCCTCGCTAGTCCAGGCGGGCCAGTCGATTTCACTGGTTGTTTTGAGCGGGCGCTTGACGCGCAAATCGAGGTCTGTCATTGGAGGTCAAGTGAAATGACTGTGGTTGAAGGTCTGTTTTAGATTCAAATAAAGGGATCGAATAACCGATCCCTGGAAATTATTGCAATGCCCTACTTACTCAACCAGCCTACAAACCGCCTCAGCCGGAAACATCGCGCCGACCGCTCCGAAGAGCACGATCAGCCAGAACAGCGATTCACCGTCGGCAGCGTGCAAGGCGCTCCAGAAGATCGCCCCGAGCACCACGACGAAGCCAGCGATCAGCGCAACGTCAGCCAATGGCTTCGCTGGGCGAGCCTCAGCGATATCGCGCGATACGTCGGGGACCAAAGCGCCGAATCCACCGATGTCTTGGCGGGTGAGGTGCTTGTTTGTGTCCTTTACTTGAATCATCGTGGCGGTCCTCGTGTCAGCTTTTAAGCAAAACCGGCGGGAATTATGAAATTAGTACTACTCAGCGCCTTCGTCGTCAATTTCGCCAGCGGTGGGCGGCTGGGCGTCATCCGAGGCGCTCGCGCTATCCACTGCGTCCCTTCCCTTGATCTCGCGGGCCTTGTTCGGCTCGTAGAAGAAAGCGATCAGATCCGCCTTGGTAAACTGAGCGCCGAACTGGATGCAGGCTTGGTACAGCCACTCCATCCTGGTCGGACTCGGAATCTTTCGCGCATAGATCAAATGCGTTTCGATATACGGCACCGTAGTTTTGGCCGCCTCAGCGAAGGGTTTCTTGGCGGAGGCGTCTAACGAGCGGTAGAAGCTCTTGAAATTGGCGGGTTCGGTCGGTCTCATGACCAAAATATATATTACCCGTACGGTAGTTGCAAGCTGATTTTACTACCCTACTGGACAATTTACCTATTGGGTAACAAATGGCCTAATATCGACATGAAATCAAACGAAGAGGTGCGCCGCGAGAACCTGCAAAAGGTGATCAGAGAGCGCTACGAAAACAGCCAAACGGCCGCGTCTGACAAACTCGGGTACGACCGGCCGACTCTTGTGAACCACTGGACGTCGGGGCGCAAAGCGATCAGCACGGCATCGGCGAGAAAAATCGAGAAAGCTTTTGGACTGCCTGACTTCTGGATGGACTCGGACCATAGTTCAGGGAAATTTGATCCGCCAAACATAGGGCGTAACCACGGCATAATTAAAGAAGCGCTTAATTCGCCCGGGGATACGCTAGATAAACACGAACGAAAAAAGTTCGACAAAAACGTAGAGCCGGCGCCGCTGGGTAAACGCGAAGTACCGGTCATAAGCTATATACAGGCGGGGATGATGACCGAAGTTGCTGACCCTTACGCCTTGGGCGATGGGTTCGAGAAGATCATGACGGATGCGGATGTATCAGAGGGGGCATTCGCGCTCGTTATTAAGGGGCTATCGATGGAGCCAGAGTTCCGCGAGGGCGATAAGGTGATAATCGACCCTGCGATCGCCCCGCTGCCAGGTGATTTCGTGGCCGCCAAAAACGGCGAGGAAGAGGCCACCTTCAAAAAATACCGTCCCCGCGGATCCAATGAGCGCGGAGACCTGGTATTTGAGCTGGTGCCGCTAAACGAAGATTTCGCCACGCTGCAGAGTGAGCGCGACAAGATGCATATCATCGGCACGATGGTCGAGCATCGGAAGTATCGGAGGCGGTGAGGCGAGTCCCCAAATACATTGGCTGGAGGCCACATGAGCGCTATCGATAATGCGGAGATGGACGATTTCATGTCCTTTATTAAGGGTATCCGGATTACTCGGTGGAAAAGGGTAAATCATGACTGAGCTGTGCTTGGTTGAAACGGTCTTCACACTGCCTACAAAAGCAGTGGGCTTCTTCTATGTCCGTCACGTCGTCAACGAAGTCTCGAAGCGCTGTCAAGACCTTGGCACTGGCCGCCATCTCCCTGCCTTTGAACAGTCCATGGCAGCAGCCGCAGCGGTACAGGATGGCATTCACACGTCCGGCTCGCACTTGACGCGCGGACGGCTTCCTGTCGTTGAACAGGAGTCGGGCGCGGATGACCTCAAACGAGTAGCCTCGGCCCATGCGATTCATCACCTTCGCCACCCCGTTCATGCCCTCGGTGTAGGCGTTGGTGATGGGATAGTCGAAGAAGTTGAGTATCTCCTTGCGCCAGTTCTTCATGCATCGGGTGAGCTCGAGGAAGTCAGCCTTCAGGCTGGCCGGCACGGCGTCGGCGAAGCTGTCGTAGTCTTTGATGGCCGCCGACTTGGACTTGTCGTAGATGTCGAACAAGCGCTCCTTGAGCCGGTAGGCCACCGCCATTTCTGGCTCGTTGGCCAGCCACATATCCAGGTTGAAGCGCTGCTTTTCGGTCAGGTCTCGGTATCGCATCCGGATGAGAGCTTTGCTGCGCATCCAGCTCCGGCGCACCTTCTTGTCCTGAGCCTTGCCAAGCCGGATGCGCGTTCGCTCTACGCTTTCATTTGCCTTCTTGACGACGTGGAACTTGTCGACCACCACTGGCAGGTTCTCAAACAACTCCGCAGCGACATCGCGGTATGGCGGCCACATATCGATGGTCAACCCCTTGACGTGGCTGCGGTCTTTGAACTGCCTGAACCATTTTCTCAGCATTGGCTTGTCCCGGTCTGGAAGCATGTCAATGGGTTTGCGCGCGTCGACGTCAGTGATGACAGCCCGCATAATCTTGTTCAGGTGCGTCTCATCCAGCCCAATCCATTCCGGCAGATAGGGCTTATAGTCATCGTCGCGGACGTCAACGTAGCTCGCGGCGACGTTACGGACGGTCTTCTCATCGCAGCCAAGGTGCTCCGAGACGCGCTGGAAGGTATCGACCAGACACTGCCTGCCAATCCAGGCCACGCACCGCTGAGTCATCCGTCGCTCGGCGTCCATCCCCTCAAGGGGCTGCGGGAAGAGGCCGCCGCACTCCCGGCATCTGTACCGTTGCACGCTGGCCAGGATGCGAGTTGGCTTGCCAAAAGGGGTATCGAGGAAGGTCGTCTCCCGCAGGCCGTGCTTGTACAGCGCGGCTCCTATGACACCGCACACCTGGCAAGCATCAGGCTTGCCGGTGTACACCGCGTGGATAGTCATGCCCTCGTCGGTCTCGTCGATGCTGGTCGTCGTCCAGCCCGGAAGTCTCAAAATGTCAGTCATCTAGCAGGTCTGCGGTTTGCAACGGGATGCCAACTCTACCAGCCAGAGAGTCAACGCCGGCGGGGTGTGCTCCCGCTCGGCATGAGTCACAAGTGGGCGCCATCCAAGGTCGCCTTTCTGAAGTCTCCGACCGCCGTTGCCCTTTCGAGCGTCCTGAGCAATTACATGCGTCCCGGCACCCAGCTCCATGGGCAAGTCGGGAATGTCGCGCGGGTCACACCCGACGATATAGAGCAAGGTCTTCTTCTCGGCCCGGTGCCCCCACCAATGCTGCGAGATGCCAAGTGTCCAGCCACCGAAGGCATCTTTAGCCCCACCGGGAGGCGGCAGCTGCTGGTCAGCCCACAACTTCGAGCCGTTGGGGTGCTCAAGAACACCGCCGAACCTGCGTATCTGAGCAACGGCAAAGCGCGCCAAATCCTTCTCATCGGGCCTCGGATTCGCCATATGAGCCAATCGTCCCCATGCCCGGCATGGCGGGTGCGCAACCACCGAGCTGCCGCCCGGCCAATTCCTGGCGTCGCGCTCTTCGTCCCATACATCGACCCCTGGCAGCGCCTTGTAATTGCTGTCATGCCTAGCAAAGAGAACAGCTATCGTCATGTCAATTCCACCACTTAATCCGGTTTCTTATTGTACGGAGGAATCATGTTTTCTACCACTTATTCCGGATACCCTTTATTAAGGAGGCAGGATTTAGTTGCTGCCCTCTATGCAAGAACGAGAATGGATTCACATGGGCGCATGCGGCGGAGATACCGGGATTCGGCGCAGTCAAGCTTACAGCGTTTCTGCCAGGAACCACCACGGTGCCACAACAGTCGGCCGACAAGACCGAAAGCTATCCGACGCCTCTATATGTCCTGATTTGTGACCGCTGCACTCACCTGATGACGTTCTCTAAGACCATGATGTTGCTTGCTCAGGCGGCGAAAAGAAAGAATGGCGAATAACGTGATTTCTCCCGAGGCATGGAAGCGACAACGCCAATTGGTTGAAGGTGGAGGCGAACCGCCGTATGATGACGGCATGGACGCTCGAATCACAGCCCTCGAAGCAGCGAATCTAGAAACCCGAGACCGCCTCATTAAGATTGAGACGCGGATGGAGTCGCTTGCCTCTAAGGAAGATTTGCACAAAGAGCTGTCGGCTCAAACGTGGCGGCTCGTGACCTTCGTTTGCAGCTTCGGCACAGCTCTCGTTGCCGCAACCTACTTCGTCGCCAAGTACGTACACTAACAGAGCCAAGTAGGTCCATCGTAATCAGCCCGCCCCGAGCGGGCTTTTTTACGCCCCTCTCTTGGCGAATCCCTCGCGCCACAGCGTTGCGCCGACCGACGTCAGCAGCGCTATCTCATCCTCATTTAGTCTGTCCCACGCCTGCGCCAGCCAGCCAGCAAAGCCCGCGCAAGCAAAATCCAGATCGACGGTGGCCCTACCCTCAATGTTTAGGCGCTCGAAAATCGTAAGCACGTCGATTGACGTCACGACGTCTAGTCTAGCCCAAGCGGAAGTTCCAGCGTGTTGCCGCGCTTCGGCAGCGCCATGTCGACCATCTTGAGGAATCGCTGCCAACCATACCCGCTGTTGATTGCCACCCGCTGGAGCATCACAAGCGAATGAAGATGCTGGGCAAGCATGGGGTTCCCAATGTCCGCCGTCAGATGCTGGTGCAGCTTGGCTGACCGATTGCCGTTGTCGTCTTTTGGCAAGCGCTTTTCGAGTTCTGGCAATAAGCCTGGGGCAAGCCGCTCGAACACAAGATCCCGCGTATACGTTCCGCAGACGCTATACCGGTTTTTGCTCATGCCAGGCCATACCCAATTCTTCAATTTGTAAATGTTTTCATAAAACTCGTCCGGAAACCTCTTGACCCAGGACGCCAGTTCCTTGCTAATGATTTTTTCGAGATACGCCTGCAAGGCATCCTGAGGGCGTACTTGCTCATAGCCCGTCGCTTCGTCAATCAGAGCGATGAGCCCGATCGCAGCAAACCCGTGCTGAAGCATTGCAGCCCGCTCCGCGAGATGTGCCAGTCGTCGGTCAAGGACGCCTTTCATGTTAGCGTCAATCAATACCGCACAAACATCCGAAAGGAACATTGCCTCGTACCCGTGCGCCGGGTTCCCGCCGTGTGGAGGGATGAACCGAATAGGGGAATTCGCGCGCGCGATTAAGTCTTTGATTTCAAAACCCTTTCCTTCCAATTTTTCAAGGATTTGAGAGATTCTGCGCGCGCCGCCTTTGCCGCCCCCCTCAGACATTCCAAGGCCACCTTGCAGCCCGCGCTGAACCAAAACGCGACGCCCATCCTCTAGGACGTAGCAGGGAATCTCAATCAAACCAATCCGCAACGGATGATCGGTAGATCCGTGTGTCGCCCTCGGAAGAAGTCGAGCCTCAGCCCCAAGCCGTCCGATTTCACTAAGCCGTTCCGCCGAAGTATTTTGTTTGCGCGCGATACCCCCCTTCGCGCGGCCCAGAACCTTCTTCTCATCTGAATCCATGTAGGCACCTTTTAAAAAGTACCTACATTATGACCCTATCAAATAGTCTAGCAAGCATTTTTTTATATTTGCCTGCTTAAGGCGTGTATTGACACTCCTGCACCACCTGCGCATTTTCGCTGCTCCTGCACCCAACCCGCTTAGGCGGGTATTACTTCAACCTTTTGCCCAGCAGTTGGTCGGATCCCCATGCCCCATCATATTCGGGATGATCGTCGGGGTTGAACTCGATAACGTTGTGACCTGCAAAGACGGTTGGGTCTGTATGCAAGACTCGAATCCTTATGTTGGCCGGGAAATTGATGCAGTCACCCCCTCCTCCGCGCATCATCTGTTCTGCCAGAGTTATTTCTCCTCGTCCAGCATGCTGGACGATTTCAAGGAATTCGGCTTCAGTTGGGCATGCAATTCCTGCGATCGAAACGTAGACCTGTTCTGGCTCGAACGGCTTAGCGTCCGCTCTTTGAGGGTATCCGCAGATAGTCAAAACGCTCGACAACATACATGTAAGACCGGCTGCCGTGATCATTCGCATCTCGCATTGCTCCCTGTTCTTCGTTCGACATTATAGTGCCCGCCCACCACCTAGATCTGATGCGCCAGCACGGGGGGGCTGTAGCCGCAATTTCTCGCGCGCGCGCTCAGAGCCTTGCCAGCGCTAGGTTTGCAGCAAATTAAGGCGCCAAAAGCGCCATTTGCTGCGCGCCGACCCGCGCGCGACCATGCCCAACCCGCTACGGCGGGTATTTTTTTATCTATCGCTACTACCCCAGCAGTAGAAATAATTCATCGGTTTTATTACCTGCAGGGGTTTGCGATTTGCTACCCGTGGGGTAATATAACTCCATCAGCAGCCCAACCGCTGCAACTAGATGGAGTGAAGAATGCAAGCACTGACGATTTTGGACGTTGCAGTTCGCCGCGATGCCGATGGTCGGTATTGCATCAACGACTTGCACCGCGCATCAGGCAGCGAAAAGAGGCACGGCGCAAGCTACTGGCTCGCGAATCAGCAAACCAAGGATCTGATCGCGCTTCTGGAAACTACCGGGAATCCGGTAGTTACGGCTGAGGGCCGCAAGGGCGGGACGTTTGTCTGCGAACAGCTTGTATATGCATATGCGATGTGGGTTAGCCCCGCGTTCAGTCTGCAGGTTATCAACGCATACCGCGCTCTCGTGAATGGCCAGCTTGACGAAGCGATTCGACTTGCTCGCCGCCAACAGGATCGCCAAGCGGCGCGTCTCGAAGCCCCGGCCCTGACCGATGCAGTTGTTCATGCCCGCAAGGTCGCCGGAAAAGTAGTCGAGCACTACCATTTTTCAAACGAATTTGACCTCATCAATCGTGTTGCACTCGGCATGTCCGCCAAGCAATACCGCGCTACGCATGGCCTGTCCGCCGATGACTCGATCCGGGACACGCTGACGGCGACCGAGATCAAGTGCGTCGGCCACTTGCAGCGCTACAACGCTTCGCTGATCGACTTCGGACTACCGTTCGATAAACGCAAAACGGAACTCCATAAGCTTTACTGCCTGCAGTATGCCGGCACGCTGGCGTGTGAAGTTCAGCGACTGGAGGCGTGACGTGATCCGCACTCTTGAGGGCATTGGGCGCATCGCTGTTGAGCTTCACGCTGCCCAGTTCGAAACGAAGGAGGCGCGACGCCGCTATTACGCACGGTGCCGGCGCTACATAGACTGCTTCACCGACGGGATTCTCAACGCTGGCGAACCGGAGTTTCACCGGGTAACGAAGGTGCCATACGAAGCCTTCATCAAGGCACGCAAGCACGAATACAACATCAAGCGTCGGCTGGGCAATGCGATCCGATCAACATTGAATGTGACCACGCCATGACCACTCTAGACGCAATAGACGGAATCCTCGCAGCAATCCTTTTTGCGCGGATGCTGGTCGATATGGTGCGTGGGTTGAAGTTTTGATAATTGCGGCTCTTGCCGCTAACTGGGGGATGGAAATGAGCCAAGTATTTATTCGCACAGATGGCGGTGGTAAGAGCCTTGACCCCGAGAGCGAGGTAAAAGCTCTTTCGGCCGGATGCGTCGGCCTTCAGTTCGGAGAGCGGGAGCCGGAAGGTGCCGTCAGCGTCGGGCACAGCACCATCGGCTGGACCGGCATCTTTCGGGATGGCAAACGTTTGGCGCGCTTCAGGGACTTTGGCCGCGCTCTCAAGTATGCGCAGCGCGTCGCACCCCAGGCCGCCTAACTGTTCTCAGCGTTCAGCCTACGGGCTGACCAGTGCGAATAGCACGAAGTAAATGCGCATGGCCGCGCAGAACAAAACGCCCGTGAAGCCCGCCTACGTGAGAAGGGAATGCGACCACTGGCTGCAACAGTGGAGACCTGATGACCCAGCGAAGGATCTGGCGAGGCGACAGAGCCGATTGGGTGCCGCGCCTCGATGAGATGCGGTGCCCATGTAGTTTTTCGTGAATGGCGTTGGAGCGATGTGGATAGACACATTGGACGGAGTAGGCCCTCTGCAGGCGTTTGCCTGTGACCGATGCGCCGAAGTATGGCTGGCTGTACGAGGGAGCCGACAAGACGACCGGCCACAGCGCCATTCACAAAGAATTGCATACCACCGTGGGCCAATTGGCCATAGCGATAGGGGATGCCGCTCGCTAAGCGGCTTACTAAATACTAGATCGCGCTCGGTAAGTGCGTGATGCAGTGAGTTGTACTAACCGGAGGAAACGATGATCCGCGAACCATTGGACGCCGACGAAATCGGCACCGAACTCCGCGACCAAGCCGAGACGCTGACGAATTTCGGTGATGTCGCTGCAGCATTCACCGCGCTCGAAGAAGCCTTGATCGAGCGATTCCGTGCGCGTGGCAATTACGAGGCAATCGGCCTGCTCTATTCGGCTGTCGGCAATCGTGTTGAAGCTGCGTTGCGCGAGGAATTGACCAAAAACATTCTGCCGGAGCATCGGCGGGTACTTGAGCGGAGTGAGGTATGACCTCTCTCGCCCAGATCACAAAGAAACGTGAGTCGTTCGAGAAGTTCATCGTTGCTCGCGGCGCGCAGGTTTTGCAGCCTACCAACGAATGGGAAGTGCTGCGCTTCCGCACGCATAAGGGCGTTTCGGTAATTTATCGGAACTCAAAAGAAACACTGACCTTCACCGGCGATTCGTTCAACGCATGGCAATCGTTCGAAAAAGGCGTCGCTTGGGTCGCCGTCATAGCAACCAAGCGCAGCAAGAAAGATTGGGTGATTGTCGAAACGCTCATGAAGCGCGACGGTATCGACTGCTTCTTTTGCTGGCAAGAAATGGATGCGGAGGATCGGACGCTTGAGCACCTCGTGCCGCTCGCGCACGGCGGACCGAACCACATCAGCAATTTGGTTTTGTCCCATTCGAAGTGCAACGGCCTAGCCGGGAGCAAGAGCGTCATGGAAAAGATTCGGATTCGCGAAAGTAGCCGGCCCGGGGGTGTGACATGAGCGACGATGCCTTTGCGAAAGCTGAGAAGCGCGGATACCAGCGTGGCTATGCGGCGGGCAAAAGATTGCGAGTTAAGGCGCTCCAAGAAACTCGCTCGCAGCGTGAAAAGCAGGCGTTTTTGGAAAGAGCGTTTATGGCCGCACTGCCCGCCTTCATCGTCGCGCAGAACTGGACGCGGGGCGAAGAGAAAATTATCAGCTTAGAGCAGTGCGTCGATATGGCCTGGCGCGCGGCTGAATCTGCCGCCAGACAACGGAGGTTCGCATGAACATCCCCCGCCAAAACGCCCTACTCCGCATTGCCGACCGCCGCGAGCGCATGTCTCGTGCTGCGCGTATCGCGGGATGGATGTTGGTCTACGGCGGCCTGACCGGCTGCGCTTGGTTTCATTGTTGGATGCACCCACTTGGAGGCTTGTGATGGACAAGCGATATCGGCGCGACCGCTTGTTTGTGCGTTGGGCCAATAAGCACCCGTGGCGCGCATTTGCGATTTACGTCGCACTGGCTGTGCTCGCATTGCTGCTGGGCGTGGTTGGAAATTATGTGCATGACGAGCAACAAGTGGTTAGGCCGATGGTTTGAGGTCGCCAAACAACAAAATTGGAGAGAGAAATGTCAGATGTGATCGAACAGGTTTATGAGGAAGCGCCGACCGCTGTTGCGCTATCCGCACCGCAGCAACTTATCACCATCGACCCGGCAAGATACGTCGATCTCGTGTTCGAACCGTTCGCCAAGCGTTTGGCAGATGCCAAGGCGCTGGCGCTGACGACCACGTATGACGTGAAGACTACGGCAGGCATGGCGACCGCCGTCAAAATCCGCGCAACGTTTCGCGATATCCGCGTCGAGAGCGAGAAGGCCCGGAAGGTCCGCAAGGCACCGATTTTGGAGATCGGCAAGCTGCTCGATAGTCGCCAGAAGGAAATCGAGGCCGAGATCGAGCCGCTTGAGTCGGCCCCTGACGTCGCGATCAAGGCAGAAGAGGTGCGCAAGGAAGCAGCGAAGGCCGAAGCCGCTCGCATCGAAGCTGAGCGCCAAGCCGCCATTCAAACCATGATCGACGGCATCAAATACGCTCCGGTCCGCGCAGCCGGGAAATCATCCGAAGAAATCGCCACACTGAAAGATGCGATCTCGGAAACGGTCATTGACCACGATACATACGGCACACGCGCTGGCGATGCAATGATGGCGCGGTCGCAAGCGACTGCGGCGCTGACCGAAATGTTCGATGCAGCGGTTGCTGCTGAGCAGGCTGCTGCAGAGGCCAAGCGCCAGGCGGAAGCTGATCGCGTCGAGCGTGAGCGTGTGGCCGAGGCAAACCGGGCCGAGTCTGCTCGATTGGCTGCACTGGCCGCCGACATTGCGCGCAAAGAGCAAGAGGCTCGTGAGCGTCAGGAAGCAGAACGAGCTGAGCAGGAAGCCCGTGATCGGGCTGAGCGCGGTCGCCTCAAGGTGATTCGCGAGCGCATCGAATTTCTTGGTGATTTTGTTCGCGCCGCTGTCGGCATGAGTTCCGCAAAAGTTGCGGCGATGATCGAAACGCTCGATGCCGAAGAAATCACGGCCGATGCCTATGCCGAATTTATGGACGAGGCCGAAACGGTAAAGGTCTCAGGTCTGAAAAAGATGTGGGGAATGCTCGCGGCGCAGCGGGCGCTTGAGGCTGAGGCTGCCCGCCAGCTAGCCGCGCAGGCTAAGATTAACCGGCAGCAAGCCGAGTTGCAGCGCCAGCAAGAGGCCGCCGACAACCTCGCCCGCATCAATCGCGAGACGCAAGAACGCCTTGAGCTAGAGCGAAAGCTTGAGGCGGACCACGCAGAAGCGCTGATCGAAAACGCCCGGGTCGATGCGGAGCGCGCCGAGCAACAGCGCTTGCAAGCGGAAGCCGAGGAACAGGCTCGCCGCAAGCGCGTCGATTTCATCACGAACGGCCCCGGCGATGCTGAGATTGCCAAAACCCTAGCCACCCACTACGACGTCGAGATTGGCGACGCGATGGAGTGGCTCAAGAAATTCGATTATGACGCCGCCGATCGGCACTTCGCCGCCAATAACATGGAGCGAGCCGCATGAGCGAAATGCAAGACACATTCTGGCTCGTATGGTGCCCGACCGGATCACAGCCGCCATCGCATCGCCACGCAGATTTTCTCGATGCGGTACGCGAAGCAGAGCGCCTCGCTAGATGTGCGCCAGGCCAGCAGTTCTATGTACTCGGCGCAGAAACCATGCGAGTGATCGACAACATGCAGCGCGTCGATTTTGCTCGTCCGATTCCGTTTTAAACCGCCACCCCTAACACCCGGCCGAGTCTCGGGTATGGAGATCGCAATGAGCAACATCGTAGTAGCAAGCAACATGACAACCTCACTCGCGTCCAAGTTGGCGCAGCGCTTCGGCTTAGACGCTAACCCAGAGGTCTTGGACATTCTCAAGGCAACTGCGTTCAAGGGGCAGGTTAGCGATGCGCAAATGTGCGCGCTGCTCGTTGTCGCCAACCAATACGGGCTAAATCCTTTCACGAAGGAAATTTACGCCTTCCCCGACAAGAACAACGGAATCATCCCGGTCGTCGGCGTTGACGGCTGGGCGCGGATTATCAACGAAGCCCCGCAGTTTGACGGCATGGACTTCGAGCAAGACGACAAGCAGTGCACTTGCATTATCCACCGCAAGGATCGCTCGCATCCAATTCGTGTCACTGAGTATCTGGAGGAGTGTAAGCGCGGCACGGCTCCATGGGGGTCGCATCCTAAGCGAATGCTTCGTCACAAGGCAATGATTCAATGCGCCCGCCTCGCTTTCGGATATGTCGGCATCTACGACCAAGATGAGGCCGAGCGGATCGTCGATATGGGCGCAGCCATCGAGATCAAGAAAACGCCCACTCAGACCGCCGAGGCCGCACGCCCGACGGCGGAGCGCACGGAGCGCCACGGCATGCTGATCGGAGAGCTTGAGTTCATCGCTAAGGAGGGCGGACAAGATGCGCTTGCGAAGGCATGGGCTGGCGGCGCATTGCAGAACGGCGACGCTTTGACGGCTCAGGACCGCAGGGCTATCGGCGCTCAAGAGTTGGCGCGGCTCAAGGAAATCGCTGGCGCAGAAGATGCAGTGGTAAGGGAGGCCGCAGAAAATGAGTGACATCATCGAACAGCGCACCGATGCGTGGCGCCAGCAACGCGCGGGCAAGATCACCGCCTCCTGCTTTGGTGCTGCGATCTCCATATCGGAAGTCGAGCCAGGCGCGATTTGGAAATCTGGGACGCGCAAAGGCCAGCCCAAGTTGCCGGAATCAACCGCAGAGCGCGACACCTACATGCGCGTCGTCGCTTTCGAGCGTACAGCAGGAATTCCGAAGCACGAGATCGGCGCGAAGTCGCTCTCATGGGGCAAAGACATCGAGCCATTTTCGCTCGAAGCCTATCAAGTCGAGACGGGAAATATCGTCACCGAAAGCGGCTTTCTATTGCACCCGCAATTCGACTTTATCGGCGCGTCGCCAGATGGCTTGATCGGCGTCGATGGTGGCCTAGAGATGAAGTCGCCGCATGACGAGCAAGTACATATCAAAACCATCTTGAGCGGCATGCCTGAGGAGCACCGCCCGCAGGTGCAGGGGAACATGCTTGTGACCGGTCGGCAATGGTGGGATTTTGTCTCTTACGATCCCCGCCAGAAAGAATCGCTGCGGCTCTACGTGCAGCGCATCTATCGTGACGAGGCGTACATCAGCAAATTGCTTATCGGCTTGCTGCAATTCAATGCGGAGGTTGAGGCAATGATTCGTCGGCTTGAGGGCAAAGTCGCCGCTACCAACCAACCCGAAGTCGAACACGCCTAAGGAATAGAAATGGCATCCGTCAATAAAGTCATCCTTGTCGGCAATCTCGGCGCCGATGTTGAAACTCGCTACCTACCCAGCGGAGACGCCGTATCCAACATCCGTCTGGCGACCACCGACCGCTACAAGGACAAGGCCAGCGGCGAGATGAAGGAAGCCACCGAATGGCACCGGATCGCGTTTTTCGGCCGTCTGGCCGAGATCGCGGCGGAATACCTGAAAAAAGGTTCGTCGGTGTATATCGAAGGGCGCATCCGTACGCGCAAGTGGACGGATCAGACTGGCGTCGAAAAGTACTCGACCGAGATCGTGGGCGAGCAGATGCAGATGCTCGGCGGCCGAGGTAGTGCGGATGGTGACCGTGAACCATCGCAGGCGCGTTCGTCTGGCGGCACTCGTGCGGCACCATCCCAATCTCCTGCTGGCGGCGGATTCGACAGTATGTCAGACGACATCCCGTTTAGCCCGGCCTTCGCGCGGGCGGCATGGGCGGCGATATGACAACGATAGACCGAACCACGCAGTGCGTTGAGGCTTATCGCAAAACCAAAAACCTCAAGTTGGTCGGCGCCGACCTCGGCATCCCATGGCAATCAGTCTATGTCTACTTGCGCAAGGCTGGTGAGCCGGTCATAGGCGACAAGCAGAAATACGGATCGGAAACAGACAAGCTCGCGTCCAAGGCCGAAGCAATCTTTCAGGAAATGGTCCCGTTCGCCATAGACCAGAACCGCAAGAAGTTCCAAAGCAAGATTGATTTTCAAGTTGGGGATTATGGCGTCGACGTTAAGGCGTCCAGGCTTCGGCCATACAGTCAAAACAGAGACTTGCGGCGTTGGGCCTTTTCAGTGAAAAAGCAGGAGGCTATCGCTGACTTCTTCGTGTGCTTGTGCTTCGATGAGGCGAACGAGAAGGTGGAGCGTGCGCTGCTGATACCGGGCGAGATAGGACGCATGTTCACGACGATCTCGCTCGCCCATCGAGGCGGGAAATGGGCTGACTACTACATCGAATTGGATCAGATCCGGCCGTTCTTTGAATCTTTGCAAGCCGCCTAACCCCGGAGCCACCATGCCCACATGGCCCTACCTAACCGCCCTCTACGCCCTGCTAATCCTCGGCATAGTGGCTTTCCTACGCGGTGCCGATGAGCGCCGTCAGAGCCGGAGCTAAAAATGAAAGAGACGCCAGAAGCAAAACTAGCCCGCGTCGTCGGTGAATTTATCGAGCGGCACAAGGCTCGCGGGGCTGAACTCGCAGGCTTTCGCGATCTGTATGAGGCATCGCTTGCGTGTGAAGTTGAGGTAGCGAGGCGAGCGCGGTTGCATGTGGTGGCTAGTGAGCGGACGAATGAGACTTTGTCGGAGGTGGTGAGGTGAGCGAAAAATGCAAAGAGACGATCTTCGGCAAATTCAGTTGGCATGGGCATCGATGCACTCGCAATGCCATTAAAGACGGGTTCTGCAAGCAGCATCATCCCGATTCAGTAGCCGAGCGCAGGGCCGCATCATTTGCGAAGTACGAGGAGGACCTGAAAAAATCCCCGCGTGTGCGATTGATTGGTCTTCAGGAGAAGTATGACGCCCTCACCGCCTCGCACGCAGCACTACTAGCAGCGCTTGAGCGAGTTCGCCAGAATATTCCGAATACGCATATCTGCTGCGAGTGCCCGAGGGCAGATGGCTTCGATATGGAGCCCGAGTGCTGCGCCGATCCCGACCGATTGCACGACGTCATCGACGTGGCTATTAAGGCTGCGAAGGAGTTGGGATGAGTGACACCCTGACACTTCGCTTGAAAGGAGAGTATTTCAACGCGATCAAAAGCGGCGAGAAGGAATTTGAATACCGGCTTACGACACCATATTGGACACGTCGTCTAAAGAATCGAATTTACGAGGAAATCGCCATCATATGGGGATATCCAAGCCGAGAAAAAACAGACCTGCGCATCATGCGACCGTATCGCGGATACACCATCCAGGTGATAACACACCCGCACTTCGGGCCTGATCCTGTTGAAGTTTTCGCAATCGACGTGCGTCCATAAAAAGGAACAATCATGAGCAAACCTATTAGCGATGAGCGGGCGGCATTTGAGGCACAAGTAATAGCCGAATTCTGCGCTGGGCAGGATGCGCCATTTTATGAGCATGACCCACTGGACGGCACCATACGCGCTATCGTGTGCGGCCATCATGAGCGCGCCGATTACACGCAATACATTATCGATGCCGTCGATAAGCTCGTCGGCGTCGCCCACAAGAGCGAGGGGGCTGTGCCTGCTGGATGGAAGGTTGTGCCGGTTGAGCCCAATGCTGAAATGCTGCATGCCGGCGCGGAGTCAGCCGATGAGCACCTTGGCCTCATAATCACGGACTGCTACCGCTCAATGATCGCTGCTGCGCCCGTCTCTGTGCCGGTAGATGCGAGCAGCGAGCAGGCGACCGGCACCGGGTGGGTGCCCGAAATCTTGGAGGGGCCGGGTGAGAATGTTTGCTACACGCAAGACAACACTCCGCGCGCCGAGCGCAAGGAAATGGTGGTGATTTCAGCGGCAGACCACGACAGACTCC